TCATTTTCGCACCGGGCGCGGCGCCACCTCCACCCGGCCATTCCCCGTCTTGGTCCGCATATGGTCCGCAGACCAAGCGGCAGCGTGGCGCTGGACCGCCTCGAAAATGATGGTCAGCGCCGCGCGCGCCTCGCGCAGGTGGGCGGGATCGTACTTGGCGTAGACCTCGGTGGTGCGGTGCATGGCCCGGTGACCCAGCAAGCCGCTGACCTGCTCGCCGGGGACGCCCATTGATCGCAGCTCGGTCGCGATCGTGTGGCGGATCGTCTTGGGAATGACGGGCTTGGGCAAGTCGAGCGCGCGGCGCATCGTGCGCCAGGCGGTGCGACGGGACTGGACCGCCTCGGCGTTCTCGCCTCGCCACGCCGTCAGGATCGGCTTGAAGGGCTCGATCGCGGGCACGACGGGATTGCGCTTCTTGGTGCGCGGTCGCGCAGCAGGGTGCAGGTCGATCAGGTCGCCGCGCCATTGCTCACGCGGGTCGAAGAGCATGGCGACTTCGGGGCGACACGCGGTCGCGACCTGCAGCAGCAGCCAGCGCCGGAAGTGGCGGTGGGGATCGGGGTCCTCGCCATCCTGGACCGGTCGATCCGTCTGCGATGCGAAGCCGATCATGGCGCCAAGCGTCTCCAGCGACACGCGCACGTCGCGCGCTGGCGAGCGCATGGCGGTGGGGACCGATGGTACCTTGGGGGCGTAGGGGATGCGGCCGGCCGCGGCGGCGTGATTGAGGGCCGCGCGCACGTCGTCGAGATTGCGCTGCACGCTTTCGCCCGTCACGCCCTCGGATTGCACGGGGAAGTCCTTCCCTGCCCAGGGCACGTCGAAGGCGTGCGCCTTCATCCGCCACTTGCGGAAGCGCTGGAATACCGGCGGGCCCAGCATGGCGATCGAGGCGGCATCGCCCACCTCGTCCTGCATCAGGAAGCCGATGAAGGCGCGCAGGGAGCCGGCGATCACGCCGGGCTTAGCCGTGTCGCAGCCATGCTCCTTCCAGTAGAGCATCAGCTGCGGGATCACCAAGGCGTCGTCAGCGGACTGCGGCCGGCGGGAGCGTTCGGCTTGCGCGAAGGCGTGAAGGGCGGCCTTGGCCTCGTCTACGCATCGGCGCTTAGTGCTGCGATACACGACCGACCGAGACTGCTCGGAGTACCGGGCGATTTGCCAGACATCGGGCGACCGGCCGTCGCGCCTCTTGTCGAGCCAGAAGTCGCCGTCGATGCACGGGCTGGTCTCGCGGGGCATAGCTCTTCATTCTCGGCTTGGGTGGCGATCTCCAGCGCTCCGCACTCGGCGAAGGCCCGCAGCTCGGCCAGGGTGAAGTGGACTCCGGTCTCATTGCGGAGGGCGCGGCGGTATTTCCGCGCCACGGTCGACATGCTCCCCATCACCCCCTCCCGTCCTGACCCAGCCCGCGGATGGCGGCGGGACCGCGTAGCGCCGCCTCAATCCTGCTGATGGCGACGTCTTGCGCGACACCGCGCTGACGCATGTCGTTCCACCAGCCCATCCGCAGGCGCTCGCTGTCCGTCAGCGCCTCCTCCCGCCCGGCCGCGCGCTGCTTGGCTGCGCTCGCCGCAACCCGCGCCAGCCGGCCCAGTGCTGCACGGGCCTCGCCGCGCATCGTCTCGCACGTCGCCGTCCACGGCTCGCCGGACTTGATGCAGCTGGCCGAAAAGCCCAGCCATTCGCCGAGCGTGGATAGGTCGGCTAGCGCCCGCTCCATCGGGTCCGTCATCGGGGGTGCTCCTCTGCCGGGAAATAGGCTGCATAGTGCCTCGTCGGCTTCACGCTGGGCGCGGGCCCACTCCGTCTCGCGACGTCGGTAAAAGTCCAGTAGCTCGGCATCGCGGCGATGACGCTCGCGGAGGCAAGCTATCGCGTCTCGGGTCATCCGGCTCACCGCCCCTGCTCCTGTAAATAGGCCCGGACGGCGAGGCCGAGGGGGGGTCAAAGGCCATTGGATTGCCGTGCGTGGGAAAGAGAAAGCGCCAGATCCTGTTAGGCAATCCACGAGCTTGCGAACGTTAAGGGCGCGAAGGGTATTGAGTGCTGCCCATCCATAGGCACATGAATTAGCGTTGCGGTGCACGACCGCCTCCCGCTGCGCCTTCGTCAGCGCCTCCGCGATCCGCTCGACCTCGGCGCGGGTGTCAGCGGTCATGGGGTGTCTCCGGGGTGGAGATTGTAGGACGCTTTTTCGCCCACAGGATGCCGATGTAGAAATCCCACCAGCCGAGCGTCACGCTGCGCGCAACTGCGGTTTCGTTCGCCGTCGAGACGTACATGGCGGTAGGCAGGATGGCTTTCTCAGGGTCGCCTTTAGCTTGGCCACGAATGAAACTGACATGCGTCATCGGCTTGAAGCGCATCGCCCTACCTCCCCCACCAGAACAGCCCGCCCCAGCAGGCGGCGATAAGCGCCGTGGCGACCCCCAGCACCTGCCAAGCGCGCCGACAGGCACCAGGCCCTCCGTCAGCGTCTATCCTGTCCGCGAGGATCAGGGCGGCGATCGCGATGGCGGTGGACGCGGCGGTTAGGGCCTGGGTCATGTCGGTATCCCCAGCCGGTCCGCGACGATCGGATGCTCGGCCCGCAGCCAGGCATCGTCCTCGGGGTCGCGGTCATCCAGCCGCATCCAGTCGTCGCCATGCCGGATGCCGGACAGATCATTCAGCATGATCTCGGCGGCGCGGCACTCGGGATGCCATGCAATACTGGCGAAGTCGCCATCGGTCATGCCGGCCCAGCGGTGAGCGGGCTGCCCAACCTCGATTTGCTGGCCGCACCCATCACAGCGCGCATGACGACGCACGGCCTTGACCGTCCATTCGCGATTGAAGCTCACGCCCCGTCCCCCTCGGCGGCTGCGGCTCGGGCTTCGTAAGCGGCTTGGGCGTCATAACGGCGGGTGAAGCGTTTGCCGCAGACCGTGCAAAGCCGCGTTTCCATCCGCCAGCCGTTCCGCATCATAGCAGGATACGGCAGTCGCCACGGCGTCTTGCTGGGATGCAGACAGCCCCTCACGACTCCCCCTCCACCCCGCGTCGGGGATCGGAGAGGGCGGCATTCGCGCGCGCGATCCGTGCAACAATCGCGGCTTCACAGCCGGTTGCCGCTGCGAAACCATCGGCATCGTCGAAGGTCGTCCCGGCCAGCGAACCACAGATGTTGGCGGCGTCCTGCATACCAGCGGCCCAACCGGCCGCCTGTAGCTCGGCCTCCCGCACCCCCAGCCCATCGCCAGCCGGGGCGGTGGGGGACTTGCGGGTGTAGGCGATGGTGTCGCGATCAGCGGAAGCGGCGATATGTCGCCATGAGCCGGGGACGGCCATGTTCCAAGTCGTGCCGTCGCGCAGCAGCACCGGCCCACCGTCCCAATCGTCCGGCGCGCTATTCTCGCCATGCCAGCGGGTCATGTGGGCGGGGATCGGGGGGAGGTCCGATGCTTCGCCCGCTTCGTGAGGGGCGGCGGCGAGGGCTTCGTCTCGCTCATTGATGAGGTCGGCGACGATTTCGCTCGGGCAGTCGTTGTAGCTGTAGCCCTTGGGCAGCGCCTCCATGAGCGCGCGCCCGACGTTCGCCATGTCGGCTATCTCTGCCTCCCGCGACTTGTAGCCTTGCGCGGCCCAGGTGTCGGGCACGTCGTCCAGCAGCGCCCCCAGCACGTCCGCTCCCTGCGTGGTGGCGGGGAGGGCGGCTAGCAACTGCTCAAGATGTTTCACATCAGTTTGGTGGACGGTGCCGGTATAATACCCGTCCATATCGGCCGACCCGAGGTCGCCGATGATTGCTTCGCAGGCCCGCTTAATCTCCGCAGATGCAGCATCGGAGAACTCTGCTGGGCCTTCATCATTCAGGCGGATATGCCGGGTGATGCCGGGCTCCTTCATGCGCTCCGGATGTTCATCTTTATACGCCTGAAACTCGTTCATTCTGTCCTGAATGGCGCGGACGTGGTGCGGATCGTCCGCCAGCCTCTGATAGAAGGCCAGCACGTCGAGCGCGTGCCAGTCATGGGCGCGGAAGATGATGACGGGCTCGTCGGCGGGGATCGGCTCGCCCGACACGCGGTTGACGAACAAACCATCGCGGAAGGCAAACTTCCGGTCCTGCCCGCCATCCCCGCCAGCACGGGCGGCTTGCTCCCGCACCCCCTCCCCCGTGGTGACGCGCGCGGCTTCGGCCTGATCCCCGCTCCCATCAAGAGCGGACACGGTAAGGCGGGCTTCCCATCCAGCGCAGGCAGCGGCGTAGTTGATGGCGGCAAGGCGCTGCTCTGGCGTGGCCGTACCGACGCATAGCCGCGCCCAGTCGGCCTCCCGTGCCAACGCCTCATCTGAGGCGGCTGCCATCTCCAGCATGATTGGGCCGCTCATAGGGCGTACCCCCTCGCAACTGCGGGACATTGCGGCGCCCGACAGATAACGAATCCGGTGGTGATCAGGACCGTGCCCGTCCCGCAGCAAGAGCGGCAGTCGTTCTTGGCGATCGGATTGGCGCGACGAACGCGCTCCACAACCATCACCTCCCCCTGCGTCACCCCCGCGGCCGCTTCCGGGGCAGTCATGCTCACGCGCTCCCAGGCGCCGAGCTTGCCCTTAATTGGGCGAATGTTGCCGCGGCGCCGCTCCGTCTGGCGCAGGCGATCAGCGGCGCGCATGGCCGTCCAGTCTTTCGCCGGCACGCCCGCGGCGATCATGGCGCGCTCGGTGTCGTGGCTGGTGAATGTCGAACCCTGCATGACGGCTAGGCACGCGTCGCGCTGCGCCACCGTCACCGAGAACCCATTGGCGATGAACGCCACGGTCCCCGCATCTTCACGATCCACGTTCGTTCTCCTGTTTGGTGGGGTGGGCGGCGTCTTCGTCCGGCGCTGCACCGAGCCAATCCTCGGCCGGGCAATCGCATCCGCGCAATCGGCACGTCGCGCAGCGCGCGGCCATATCCTGCCCGGCATCACGCCAAAGCACGTCTAGCCACAGATCGACGTGCCTCGACGCCTCACGCGCGAGAGCGGCCCGTGCCGTCCTAGGCAAGGTCGCGCCAAGTGGCTTCGCAAGCGCCAAAGCGCGATCATCGGTTAAGCTGGCGAGAAGTGCCGCGATGCGCGCCTTTTTGGTCCGCACGTCATGGAAGCGCGCGCGATGAGCAGCGTCAGCATTCTTCGCCTCGTCAGCTTTATAGCGATCAAGCTGCGCATTAATGTCGCCGCGCTTTGCCAACGGGACATTGAGGACGCCGTGATCCAGCCGCCCCACCCCCGACCTGTCCACGGTGGCGCCAGTCATGCAGCCGCGCTTTCGGGGCGCAGGTGACTGATTGCCCATCTCCGCATCCGGTCCCAGCGCTGCTCAGGCGTCTCGTCCCAAGCGCCCTCATCATTTTCAAATTCGATCTCGCGAACGAGCTGATGCGCTATTCCAAAGGCTCCGCTGATCGTCTCGGGATCTTCGGGATCAAGGCGAGACATATTCGTCCCACGAGCGATGCCGACACTACCGATCGCGCAAACGTTGCCCTCATGCTCAAGCTCATGCGTGATGAGCCGCTTTTCCGGCATAGCATCTAGAGCGGCCACCAACTCGCGCAGAAAGGATTGCCCGCGTCGGCCACGCATCGCGCTTGCAACTTGTCCGCGCCACCGGATCATTGACCAGTGGTCGAGGTCTTCGCTGTACCCTGACCGGCTCACGACGCCGCACCCCCAGCAGCCCCATCCCCGTCAGAGGGGGTGGACGAGGGGCGGGCGAGGGCGGCGCCGGTGTGGTCAATGCCGAATCGGCTTGCGAGCAATCGACGCGCAGCTTGGGTAGATTGAATGTCTGGGTGGCCGTTTGCATTCGCAAATAGTCGGTCGAAGAGCGACGGGGCTTTGATTTCTCCGGAAGCCACCTTGGCGGCGTACTCTTCGCGAAGCGTCGCGCGCGCTTCTACTAGAGCCACGTCAGCCGCGCGCTGGGGCGCCAATAGTCGCTGCCACTGCTTTTCGGATTGGCGCTCACTAGACCGATGGAGTCCAGGGTCTCCCATGGTTTGGCGGCTATGTCCACGCATAGCGGCGAATTGCTCGAATGTCAGGCCGTCCAGCGCCCCGCTTCCGACCGCGGTGTCGGGGTGAATGGGGGTGGTCATCGGCCCTTCCTCACCAGCGGGCCGCAATCACGCCGGCCGATGGCGCTGGTCCGCTCCATGACCGGGTGCCGGAACGCCGTCTCGCGGAAGCCGCTGCCGTCGGGCGCCAGGGCGGGCTGCGTCTCACGCCACTTGCCGGGCTTGAGGCGGCCGATCTCCGCGAGCGTGACGCCGCGCCCCTCGCGCAGCTGGCCGAGGATGCCGGCCGTCACGCCCTCCACGGCACGGATCGCGTCGTCGCGGCCCCAACCGTTGGATTCCATCGCCTGTACCAGCCAGCGATCGGCCGTCGTGGCGCCCTCATTCTGCATGAGCGAGCTTCCTGTCGTTGAAGTAGGTGGCGGCCGCGCTGCTGGCGGTCGCGGTGCGCTCGGCCTCGCGGGCGCGGGCCTGAGCGAAGGCGCGACGCGCGCGGGCGTTCGTCAGCTGCTCGGCGTGGCGCTCGGCCGTCAGCGTGAGTTCGCGCGCGATCTCGGCATAGGTAGGCTTCCGGCTGGGCTGGTCCCGCCACAGCGCCGTGAGCCGGTTGGCGGCGTCCAGCACGGCCAGCAGCGTCAGCGGCTCCCAGGCGATGCGGCGCGCCATGGCGGCGACCTCGCCGAATGCCTCGCGGGCATGAGCGGCCTCAGCCTGATGCTTGTACCAGTCGACCGTCTCGTCGAGCCCCGCCTGGCGGGCGATGGCGCGGCGATAGCGATCGGCAGCAGCACGGCCGGGGCCGATGACGGCATCTAAATCGGGATCGTCCCCACGGCAGAGGTGGGTGGCGTCAGCCACAAGCCCGCTCCCATGCGACCCGGCCAGGCCACGCCCGCCATAGCTGCTCGCAGAAGGCCCGCGCGACGAAGCGATACTTCGCCTGGAAGTCGGGCCAGCCCAGTCGGTCCGTCTGCTCGGCGTGATGCCCGTCGCACATGGGCAGGCACCAGCGGTCGGCAACTTTGGTCCCCACGCCCTTGTCGCCGGCCTCGTCCCAATGGCAAGCCCGGACCTTCCCCTGGCAATCGCCGGTATGGGCCAGGATGCACGGGCGCTGGCGCACATAGGCCAGGAAGCCGGGGGCGTGCTTCTCGGGCGGCCGGCCAGCATTGGAGTGGCGGCGCTTCGTCTGGAGCTTGGCCTGGGCGAGCATCAGGCGGCAATCAGCGAATCGCGCGCGGCCTCGGGCGTGATGCCTTCTCCGTGCGCCAAGACGTCCATCGTCCCGAAGGCATAAGCCGTCACGCGATAGCGGAAGCCGGTCGGGCTGGACGGATCGGGCGTGCTGCCGCCCCCGCTGACACCGGGGGTGTCGAGCATGGCGAATACCCGGTGGAGCATGGTGACGTCGGAAGGCTGGGTCACCGGCCACCCCTCGACCACTCGCGCACGACCCAGACGCCCAAGCCGAGAATGATCGGCACCGTGGCACCGCCCAAGCCAGCGGCGGCTAGACCCCAGATGGAGCAGGCGATCACAGCGAGCCCCCGCGCAGAAGTGCGGCGTCGCGGTCGGCCCGAAGGTGATGCTGGCGCCAGCGCGCGGCGTCGGCGGGGCGGGTCGGCGCTATGGCCGAGAAGTTCGGTTCGACATGGCCGAGCATCCCCCGCCACACCCGCGTCCAGCGCGGCGCGATCGTGAAGCCGATCGCCGACGCAGAGACGATCAGTGCTGCGGCAAGCAGCACGACGGCGAGCGCCCCCATCAGGCCACCTGCTTCAGCTGCGGCGTCGGCTGGCCCACCGCGTCATCCGCGCGGTCGAAAGCGAACCAGCCGCCCCCCGGTGCCGCCCGCAGTATCGCGACGCGAGCCGCCTTCGCGCTGACGATGCAGCGATCGTGATTGACCGGCGGCAATTGTACGAAGCGAACGGCCACGGGCAGCGTCTCCACCACCCCGGCGACCGCTGCGCTTTATGCGGGAGCGGGCGGGGCGGTGGGACGGATGTAGTCGGACGTTTCCGACAGGTCAACCAACTCTGTCGGATATTTCTTGCAGGGGCGAGCCGTCTTAAGCGGGATCAGACTGAGATCCCGAATCGTCAGGTGACTCCGCGTCGCTCCGGCCCGGCAGGCCAATAGATGACAATGCGGCAGGATTGGCAGGGCTTCTCGGCTCGGGCCGCAGATCGACTAGATCGCCAGGGACGGAAAAGGGCTATTCTGTAGCGACGGGTTGGACCGCGCTTGTTGAAGAAATCGGCACCTGCGATCCAGATAGTAAAGGCCCTCACCCTTTCTTGGGCGGAAGCCGCTCTAATATCTGATCAAGTTTCTCGTCCTGCCTCTTATCGCGCTGACGTTGTTGCTCGACGTATGGCGATAGAGCGCTGCCTGCGCCTACCCCGGCGTCAAAGCGATCGCCGCCAAAGGCCAGCACAGTTAGGATCACGCCAACAGCCGTGACGATCGCTGCTATCGTCGACGCCACCCCGCGCCAGACTGTGCTCTTTGTTGAGAAGCCGTCAAGATCGCGCCTCAGTTCGGCAAATTTGGTGTCGACCCGGGCCTCAGCAGCCGCAACCTTTGCGTCAACAGCGTCCATCGGATCGTATGTGTCACCACCACCGCCCCCGAACAAGGGGCTACGTTCAAACGCCTGAGGTCGGATGGGCCGCTCTCTTGATTTGCGGTAAGCATCAAGTTCAGCCACGTTTCCAGTCATGGGGCTACCACCCCTCCCAGCTCTTCGACCTTTCTGTTAAATTCTTCCCACTCAGCATCAAAACGATCCGCTGCAATCTTAAGAGAAGCAGTGTCTTGGGCGGCAGCGGCAACTCCCATAGCAAAAGCTCGATTTATCAGCGCTTGCGACCAAATCATCGCCGTCAGTACATCGCCTTTGGTCGCAGGCTCATTCCACTTAGGATATCCTACCCCCTTAGCCACTAGACGTCCCTCGCGAACCGGATCACTCGACCCCAGATCATCACATCGCTCGCATCGACCTCGTAGGGCTCAACTACCTTGTTGTCCGAGATGACCAGGATGCGCGTCCCGCCCGCCATCGGCCGCAAACGCTTAATCGCCGCTCCGCCGTTGATGCTTGCAGCGTAAATGCGATCGGTGTGGAGCAGCTGGCGTTGGGTTGTGTCGATCCATACCAGATCAGAGGGCGCCAGCGTCGGATACATGCTGTCCCCCGATCCGGCGGCCAGCCTGAGGCGATGCGGCTCCGTCCGCGTAAAGGACCGCACATAGGCGAGGTCGAACAGCAGCGGTTCGGACTCGATGAAATCGTCGACGATCGCACCGGGGCCCATCGGCAGCGATAGGTCGAGGCGGGTGATCTCCACCATCTCACCGGCGTCGGCCGAGATCACCACTGGACGGTCAGATGCCGCTGAAGGGCTATCTTCGCCGTATAGATCAGCCTCCGTGCGGCCAACCACGCGCAGCAGATTTCGGAGGGTGTCTATGCGGGGCGCCCCGCCGAGCGCAGCCTTAAGATTGGTGAAAAACCCCCGGTTTAGCCCAGCCTGCTTGGCCCACTCGCCTTCAGAAAGCCCTTCTGGTTTGAAACGCATGAGAGCTTCGTAAAGCCGGCGGCCTTTGAGATGGTCGGCTTCTGCCATGTCGGAGATGTCCCACGAAGGGTGTCGGGCCGGAAGCGCGAAGTTTCCGACTTGATACGTCGGAAACATCCGACTATGTAGACGGCATGGCTATGGCTGCGCTGGCGAGCGACGCGACCATTTTGACCGAGATCGAGACCTTTCGGGCCGCGCATGGCATCGCGGCGACCGCCTTTGGGCGACGAGCGATCGGCGATGCCAATCTCATCGCCAACCTGGAAGCGGGCCGCGAGCTTCGCCGTGCGACGGAAGCGCGGGTCCGCTCCTTTATGGCCGGGTATATCGCCCCCGAGCAGGAGGCGGCGTAAATGTCAGCCTCAGCTTTCATCGACCAGTTCGGCGTACTTCGGCGACAGCGAATACGAGGCGCCGAAGATCGTCTTGCACGTCGGGCAGAGCCACTGGCGCTCCGTCGGCCTTCTCTCATCTGGGCGGCGTTGCAGGATCGACTTTTGGCGGCGGCCGAAGCAATTAGCGCACAGCCAATGGGCTGGCTCGCTGGTGCGCATACCTGGCTTCTGCATGTACACGAAACTTCCGCCCGACAGGTCGACCAGCTCATAACGCGCTGCCTCCTCGGACCAGTCTTTCAGGCGCATAATCTCTTGTTCGAGTTGCGCTATGCGGCCGTCGGACGCCGTATGCGCCTGTTGAGCCGCGAAGAGGCCCTGTTGCGCTTCCAAGATGACGCCTTGGAGGGCAATTCGCGTTTCGTTCAGCTTGGCCCCGTCGCGTATGCCGACCATCGCAGCCAGCATATCCTTTCCCGCTTGAAGGCTTGCCATTGCGGCGCTGACTTCGGTGATACCGACCATTCGCATCAATCCCTTGGTGGTTCTCGCACTTCCACCATAGGCCGGAAGGGGTGGGGCGCCAGCCCCGCCCCGGAAGGGCGGTGACGGCATGACCGCTGACAGCTTCCTGATCGGCCTCGCCATCGCCCTGTTCGTCGTGGCGATCGGCCTCGAGGCGCATCGCGTCTGGTCGAACCGGTGCGCACGTCTTTCCCAGGCCGCGCTCACACCCCCCGAGCGCGGACACCTCTCCCCCGGTCCAGCCCCCGCTGACCGGGGGAGCATTATCGAAGAGGGCGGGGTGGCTCATGACAAGGGTGGTAACGTATGATGCCCGGTAACGTCCGCCCGCCCGTCGCGCTGCTCACGGACGAAGACGCCCGCGAACTGCTGGCGCGTCCGCTGCTGTCGCTGTGCCAAGAGCATGGCCCCACTCGGGTCGGCAAAGCGCTGGGTGGCGTCGACGAGAAGACGATCCGCAACGCGCGCGACGAGAAGTCGCTGTTGGGCGTCGACACCGCGGCCAATATGCTGGCGCTCGACCCCTATGCGTTGGACGGGCTGCTGAACCACTTCGGCCGTCGGTCGGTAGCGATCGAGGCGAAGTGCGAGGGTGACGCCCTGCCGTCGCTGACGGGCGCGGTTCACCGATTGGTTACGGCCGCGTCGCCTGCATCGCCTGGCGGGGCCGGCATCACTGATTGCGAACTGCTCGGCGCGGAAGGGGAGGTGCGAGCCGCCTACGACGCGCTGGGCGCACTGCTGCACCGGATCGAGCGCGGACGGCGCCGGCCGGCGAACGGATAGGATCTACGCGCGGGCCGCGACCCGCACCGGAGGACAGGACAATGCAGACGGCCACCACGGCCGGGACGGCGATGGCCGTTCCGGCGACCACATTTTCACGTCCGGCGATCACAGACCGGTCGACTATCGCGGCCCTGCGCGCGCACAGTCATCGGACGGTCGACCAGGTCGACGCCGGGCGGGCGCGGGCGTGACCGTGCGGATCGAGACCATCGGCTCGGCGACGCTGTACGGAGGCGATTGCCTCAACATCATCCCGCACCTCGGTGTGGTCGATGCGGTGCTTACGGACCCGCCCTACAGCAGCGGGGGTCAATTCCGTGGCGATCGCACCGGTAGTACCGCCACCAAGTACCAGGGCACCGAGTTTCGGCACCTCTATCCGGATTTCAGCGGCGACAATCGCGATCAGCGGGGCTTCGGGTATTGGTCGGCGCTGTGGCTTGGCGCGTGCCGCGAGAAGGCGAGAGAGGGCGCTATTCTCGGCGCCTTCACCGATTGGCGGCAACTGCCGACGACGACTGATGCCGTGCAGGCCGGCGGGTGGGTCTGGCGAGGCTTGACGGTCTGGGACAAAACCGAGGCCGCTCGGCCGCAGAAGGGCCGGTATCGTAATCAGTGCGAATATCTCGTTTGGGGGAGCAACGGCCCCCTCCCTGATGAGGGAAAGTGCGCTGCAGGCGTTTTTCGCTACGCCGTCAACAGCGAGGAAAAGCATCACATAGCGGGCAAGCCGGTCCGTCTGCTGAGCGACCTACTCGCCATTTGCGGTGAGGTGGTGCTCGATCCGTTCATGGGGTCAGGGACGACCGGGGTAGCGGCTGTTCAATCCGGCCGACGCTTCGTCGGTTGCGAGTTGAACCCGGCATATTTCGAGATCGCGTGCGAGCGGATTGAAGCTGCTCAGCGGCAAGGAGCGCTGTTTACCGACGTAGCGGTGGAGCGGGCAGCGTGATCTCCGGCGCGCTCCATGCTCGCGCCCTGGCGCGCGGGAAGCGCCGCCCTGCGACGCGGACGGCGCCGCGGGTGCGGGATTACTTGGCGCTGCCCCCGCGTATCGTAGCGCCACCCGCGTTGCTGGCGGAGGTCATGCAGGCCGCTGTGGAGCAGCTCGGCGTCACCGTGAACGATCTCAAATCCCCGCGTCGTTACGATCAGATCGCGGGGCCGCGGCAGATCGCCATGTATCTCGCGCGCGAAATGACGGGCCGGTCGTTCACTGAAATAGGGGCGGCCTTCGGCGGCCGGGATCACAGCACCGCCGTCTACGCTCACCAAGTCATCGGTTTCAGGCGCGAGCAGCGCCGAGACGTTCGCGATGCGGTCGACGCGACCCGCGCGGCCGTGGAGCGCCGCATTCATGATCGGGTCGGCACCCTCGTCACCCCTCCCAGCATCTACATCGGAGCATCAGCATGACGGACAACGTATCCGCAGAACAGCTGCGCCAGTTCATCGAGCGCGTGGAGCGGCTTGAAGAGGAAAAGCGCAGCGTCGCCGACGATATCAAAGACACGTACAACGAGGCCAAGTCGACCGGCTTCGACCCGAAGACCATGCGCAAGATCGTGTCCCTGCGCCGCATGGAGAAGCATCACCGGGACGAAGCGGACGCCCTCATGGAGGTGTATCGCTCGGCGCTGGGGCTGAGCTGATGGCGCGGCTCACCTTCGAGACGGCTGCGCTTCGTGAGGCCTTGGCCACCGTTCGCGCGGCCGTAGCCCGCACATCGAGCATTCCCATTCTGTCGGCCATTCTTATTGAGGCTGCGGGCGCGAGCGTGACGATCACCGGCAACGACACGGACGTGATGGCCGCCCGCCGCCTCTCGGTGGAGGCGGATGGTCCGGCGCGCATCGCGGTCGATGGTCATCGACTAGCCGACATCGTCGGGGCATTCGCGCCCGGCGGTCAGACCGTAATTGAGGAGGCGAGCGACGGGTCGATCGCCGTGCGGAGCGGGCGGGCCCGCTTCCGGTTCTCGACGCTCAAGGCGGACGATTTCCCAGACTTGCCGCAGAAGGCGGTCGCCGCCGAATGGACTATGCCGGTGGTCGATCTACTGCGTCCAGTGAACGCGGTGCGACACGCAGCCAGCACGGAGGTGGCGCGCTACTATCTCTGCGGCGTCTTCGTACACGTCGAGAACGGCAGGATGGTGTTCGTCACGACGGACGGGCATCGTGCAGCACAGTTCGGCATCGATACGCCGCTCGGCGCACAGGACATGCCGGACACGATCATACCGACGCGGCTGATCGACCTCGTCCGCGGCAGCCTCGAACCTGACGCCGATGTGCTGATCCGGGTGGGAGACGACAAGCTAAGCTTCGTCAGTGGGTCGCTGACCATTGTTGGCAAGGCGATCGCCGGCACCTTTCCAGACTATAAGCGGGTGTGGCCTGGTGCTCCCAGCGTCGAAGTCGACCTGGACCCCGGTGAGATGGCAGCCGCCATTGGCCGGGTCGAGAAGGCGATGAACGAGAAGACGCGTTGCGCGCGCTTCGACTTTGATCGGGATCGCGTGGCGGTGTCGGCAACATCAGTGGAGCATGGGGCAGCGCAGGACGAGATCGCTTGCGACGCTCGCGGCGGGCCGATCTCGGCAGGTTTCAACTGCCGGTATTTCCGAGACAGCCTTGCGGCGCTGGACGCCGACACGGCTCGCATCGGCCTTCAGACTCCGACGGCACCCATCCGCATCACCGCCATACCCGAGGGGCCGCTGTCCCTCGTCATCATGCCAACTCGCATCTGAGGGGACGCACCGTGTCGCACTTCCACAATCACACCTTTGACCTCGCGCGCGCCGTCCGGGCGGGTGATCTGCCCGCTGCGGCGGAAGCCCTTGATATGATGGCTCGCGACGGTGATCGACCGACGCCCTACGCCGTCCAGCAGGGCAGGGCGGCGGCCGACCGCGCAGCGGGGCGGATCAAGCCCCTGGCGCCGCTGCCAGCGTGATCCTGGCGCGGATCATCGGTGAGGCCCCCTGCCGTTACGGCAAGGGGCCTATGCGCGCGCGGGAGGGCGGGCGGCGGTGAGCCTGGATCCCGCCATCTTCCGCGCGCTGGTCGCGAACGGCGCCACGCCCAAGCAGCTGCTCGCGGTGGTGGAGGCCGCTGCGGCAGTCGAGGAAGAGAGGCGGGCAAAGAAGCGGGCTGGCAACGCCGAGCGGCAGCAACGCTTCCGGGACCGGAGGCGTCCTGTGGATGCTGATCCTGTGGATAGCGTGAGTAACGAGCATAACGCGTTACAGGCCGTTACGGCGCGTGACGGCGTTACGGCACCCGCCCCCTCGCCCTCTCCCCTTCCTTCCCCCGACACCCCCAACCAACCCCACACCCACACCCCCACCCGTGATGGGTTTATCCCGCGGGATCGCCTGCGCGTGGCGCTGGCCGGGCTAGCGGTGATCCTGTCGGGTTCCGGTTCGCCGAAGCCGAAGGCCGTTGCGCCGAAAGCCCGCTGGCCGAAGGACATGCCCCCGCCAGTCAACGTGAGCGACGACCAGTGGGCGGGCTTCGTCCAGCATCGCATCGCCAAGCGGGAGCGGCTGACGCCTCGCGCCTACCAGCTGCTGTCCGCCAAGCTGGGCGAGTTCGCCGAGAACGGCTGGCCGCCAGGCGAGGCCATCGACCGCGCCGTGGAGCGCGGCTGGGTGACCGTATTCCCTCCCGACGGAGACAATCGCAGTGGCAAACGACCTCACCATCACCAGCGCAACGGGCACGGCGCCCGCGGCCTTCTCGGCGCAGTCCTTGACGCCGAGCGTGACCGCGGTGCTGGAGCGAGCGTTTGACGCCGAGGCCAGCTTTACAGCCGCAGACCTCGCTTTGATCGCGCCGGTCGCGAACGCCGTGGCGTCCATCGTCATCGCGGGCGATCAGTGTATCGATCGGCACTTGGGCGCTCTGGACGCGGCGCTGCCGTCCAAGGATGGCGGCGAGGCGGCCGGGCGACTGAAGCTGGCGACCTACCGGACGATGCTGGCGGGGTGCGACGAGCGAGCGCTGGCCTATGCGTGTCGCCGGTGCTTGGAGGACCTCGATTGGTTCCCGACTGTCCATCAGCTGAAAGAACGCATGGCGCTGTGGGTGAACCCCGACGCCGCGGCGATCAGCCGGGCACGGGCGATCACGCGGGCCGGACGGCGCGCACCTGACGGCGACGGGGACCGCGCGGACCTGACCGGCGACGCAGTCGACAAGGTCAACGCCTTCCTCGCCACGCGGGGCATCGGCACGCGGTTCGCTGCGGACGGGTCAACCTATCAGGCGGCCGACACCGATCACCAGGCCCAAGCGGCCTGATCCAGCACGACAGGGAGGGGATAGGGACAGGGGTATGGGCAGGCGCGACAACATGGCCGACGGCTGGATCATCCTGCGAATGGCGGGGCAGCGCACGCTGCCCGTCGCGCGCGCGCTTGCGGCGGCCGGGTTCGAGGTGTGGACGCCGATTGAGCGGGTGGCCAAGCGGCGGGCGGCCGGTCGCACGGGCAAGGTGGTGGTGGATCGACCAATGGTGCCCACCATCGTGTTCGCCCGCGCGGATCGCCGCTCGGAACTGCACGCGATCACCCTGCTTCCGGTCAGCCCCTTCCCGCCCTTCAGCATCCTGCTCGACACGGACCGCACCATCGTGGCGGTCAGCGACGCATCTTTGGAACGGATGCGCGACGTAGAGCGGCATCGGCCCCGCCCGCGTCCGGTAGGCTGTCCGATCACCAAGGGGGCCAGGGTGGGCGTACCAGGCATGGCGTTCGCCTCGCTCAAGCTGGAGGTCGATGCCAGCAACGAGCGTCGGACCATCCTGCTATTCGGCAGCATGAGGCTCAACGTTCACACCTTGCGCCTGGACACGGATATGCTAGAGCAGGGGAACAGCTCGGGAACGAGTATCGCCGCGTAAGCGGAGCAGCGCGTAGAGCAGCGGGCCTTGTAGCCTTAGCGCCGACGCCGCGATCGAAGAAAGCGCGAGGCCGCTTTCGGCGATGTGCGGCGCAATGCAGTATTCACCCCGGTGACCTGACACCCGACCACGGCGGGGCAGCATGAAGCGCAAGGCGTGGCAGCGTAGCGGCCCCGACACGCGCGTCAGGGGTGGTGCCGGGCAACGGATGCGAGCGCGCCGCATGGCTCGCACGCACGGCCTCTGCGAGCGATGCGACGACGGCACGCTGGCGACGGTTGTCGACCATATCGTGCCGCTGTCGAGAGGCGGCCAGGACGTGGACGCCAACACGCGCAACCTGTGCGACCGATGCCATGAGGCGGTGACGGCGGAGCAGTTCGGCAGGTCGGTGGGCCGGCAGATCGGCTGTGACGTCGAAGGCCAGCCGCTCGACCCGGACCACCCCTGGAACCGGCCAGCCGCGCTTTGACCTAAGAGACTCGACTTGTGGACGGTATAGCATCTACCCTTTGACGAGGGGGAAGATGCATGGCCGAGCGCGAACGTCGAATTGAAATCGGGTTTTTGAACGTCGTGGCGACCCCACATCCGCCCGGCGTTTACGAACGGCTTTTCCGTTTCGCAGCAGGACGGCAGGTGCGGTATTTCGGTGATAACACTGCGGCTATCACCAACATTCGAGCAAGGCCCGGTGAGAACGCCATGTTCACTGGGCAAATTCTGACGTGGGTCGACATCGATCCGTCCTCGCCTGCGATCAATAAGAGTATGCTCGAAGAGGTTGCCTTAAGCGAGGATGTAAAGAGGTTGACGAGCGCCGTCGGCTTCAATGGGAAAGTCTTCAAGTTCATTCTCGATGCGCAGACACACACCGTGGTATATGAGGCACTGAACGACACGGGTAAGCGCCTTGCGCCGTCACGAGCGCATAGCATTTTCGAGAAACTGCTTTCTCCTGAAACGCTTGGACCAGACGCAGAACTGGTCGACGTAACGGTCATTCCAGAGGACGATGCGCTTAGTTACGTCCTCCAGATACCTCGTCTCGACCGCATCGACATAATCATCAAGCGGCCAAACGCTGATGATGTAACCAAAGAGACGTATGACGTTCTTGCAGAGCTGGAAGCACAGAACGCCAAAAAGCAGGAGATCATCCTAATTCGAGCTCCCCAAACGGAGGGGCTTAGGCTGAACGAGAAGAATGAAACATACGCTCGCGTAGCATCTGAGGGAAATGGCCATGTCTCAGCTAAGGGACGAGGAGACGACGGAGAACCAGAAGTTCGCTCCACTCGCCAATACCCCAAGGTACTCGAACGAGTCGTCGCCGCAGGAGCGACGTTCCTCTCGACTCTGGCGGATGCTGCGCGAGAAACTAGAGCGGGTAGGCCTCGCGCTTGAGCCGTTTCGTGAATACTGGAAAGTATACGGGGGGTGGGCTGCATTATTGCTTTCCCCGTACTTTATTATGGCCGTTATACTAACCATTGCATGTGAGTCGTATTGGAGACAACACGAGTATGGGGCTGCTCGCAGATCGGCTCAGCTTGCGATTGACACTCTTCCTGGTCTGATGGCCTTCTCCCTTGGAGGTATGGCTATCCTTCTCGCGTTCTCCGGCGACCGCTTCCTTGCGGCAATACGACAGCAGGGCCGCAAGGACTCGTTATTTATGAAAGTGGTTGTGAACTTCTTTCACTTCCTCTTCGTGCAAGCTTTGGCGCTATGTGCCGCCTTTCTCGTCCTCGCCTATCCAAGCAGCGACGTTATCGCCGGGGCGGCGTTCTTCCTGATGTGCTACGGGGTCACCGCGACGGTTGCAGCATCAGCGATGCTGCTGAACATCGCCCGGATCTTCAACGCGGCTGAGGATCACCCGAACGACGGCTGACCCACCCCCCCCCCTCGAAAGTCCGGGGGTCGACCGGGCCGGACACCGGCGGTCCCCACAACGCAATCGCTAATACAGTTTTTGCTCACCGGCGCCGCAAGGCGGCCAGGAGCGGCAGGAGGCTGGGATGGCCCGTCGCCCGCGCATCGACAGCGCGGCAGCCGCGGTCGAGGTGATGGCAGCTGCCGCCCGCGACCTGTCGCCGCCCGCCCACGTATTCCTTCGCCCAGGCGACATGCCGTTCTGGGACAGCGTTATCGCCGAGAAGCCGAAGTCCGAATGGACGGAGGGCGACCTGATCGTGGCCGCCAGCCTGGCCCGCGCGCTGGCCGACGTCGAGATGCTGTCCACCATGTCCGTCGGCCAGCGCGGCACCGTGAGGGGCAAGGTCAAGTCGGCGTTCGTCATCAAGAGCATCGGAGCCGTGGACAAGCTGGCGCGCCGCATCGTGACGCTGCGCCGCGCGCTGGGCTTGGACAACCGGGCGAAGAATGGCGAGCAGCGGGACGTGAACCAGCGCCGCGCACACGCGATGGGCCTGGAAGGCGACCGCGCCGCGCTGGACGAGGACGATCTGATTGCCCGCCCCACCGTGCAGTAGCGCGGTCAAGTGCGGTCCCACTCCAGTCCGGCGGGAATGGCGGGCGCTGCCGACATCGAGTCTGACCCGTGCCGAGCGCAACATGCGCTTCGTGGAGAAGCATTGCCGCATTCCGGAGGGCGATCACGTCGGCCAGATCGTGCGGCTCGCCGGGTTTCAGGAGGACTTCTTCTACGCCGTCTATGACAACGCGGTTCGCACCAAGCGCGCCTTCCTGTCCATGGCCCGCAAGAACGCGAAAACCGGCACCATCGCCTTCATCGTGCTGCTGCACCTCGTCGGGCCGGAGGCCCGGCAGAACAGCCGGATCAGTTCGGGAGCGCGCTCGCGGAAGCAGGCGGCGGAGGTTTACAACTACGCCAGCAAGTCGGCGATGCTGTCGCCGACGCTCCGCAAGGCGGTCCGACCGGTGCCATCCGCCAAGCGCCTCGTCGGCCTGCTGATGAACACCGAATATGAGGCGCTGTCCGCCGAGGGCGCCAGCAATCACGGCGGTTCCCCGGTGTTGGCGATCCTGGACGAGGTCGGGCAGGTCAAAGGCCCGAAGGACGACTTCATCGAGGCAATCGTCACCTCGCAGGGCGCCTATGACGACGCGCTGCTGATCGGGATCAGCACGCAGGCGGCGACCGACGCCGACCTGTTCTCGATCTGGCTGGACGATGCCGAGCGTACCGGCGACCCGCGTATCGTGGCCCACGTCTATACGGCCCCGAAGGAGGCCAGCCTGCTCGATCGCGACGCCTGGCGCGCCGCGAACCCGGCGATGGGGTTGTTCCGGTCGGAAACGGACCTTGCCGAGCAGGCGGACCGCGCGTCGCGGATGCCGACGGAGGAAAACAGCTTCCGGTGGCTCGGCCTGAACCAGCGGGTAAACCGGTTCACGCCGTTTCTGTCGCCGGGCGTTTGGAAGACGGGCAACGGCGCGCCGGACCTGTCCGCATTCAAGCGTTTCCCGGTGTTCGGCGGGCTCGATTTGTCGCAAACGACCGATCTGACCGCGTTCGTGCTGGTGACGCGTGACGACAAGGGTGTTCTGCACGTCCTGCCCACGTTCTGGCTACCCGGCGACATCCTGCCCGACCTCGCGAAGCGCGATCGGACGGCGTATGTCGAGTGGGAGAAGAACGGAAAGCTGCTGGCGCCGCCCGGTGTCTCGATCAATTATCCGTTCGTGGCGACGGAGATCCTGCGGCTGACGGCTGGCATGGATCTGCGCCGTATCTTCTTCGACCGCTGGCGCTTCGACCTGCTCCAAGCGCCGCTGGACCGGATGGGCGCCAAGCTCCCGCTCGAAGCCTTCGGCCAGGGCTTCGTCAGCATGACCCCGGCGCTGACTGCTACCGAGATCGAGTTCCTGAAAGGCAACGTCCGTCACGGCGGCCACCCGGTCCTTCGCATGTGCGCCGCCAACGCGGTCGTGAAGCCGGACGAGGCCGGCAACCGCAAGCTCGACAAGGCGAAGTCGACCGGCCGCATCGACGGCATGGTGGCGTTGGCGATGGCGATCCAGGCGGAAGCGGTGACCGAGGAACAGAAAAAGTCGGTCTACGAGAGCCGCGGCATTCGTCGGGTCTGAAGGAGGGCGAATGGTAGCATTGTCGCCCGACGCTTACCGGCGCGCAGCTGGCGGTCGCCGCTCTGCGGCCGACCCGCGCAAGGTCTACGCCTATTCGGTCCACGACCTGGGCGACACCGACGACCCGGTGCTGGGCGCTTTCCTGCGCGGCGGCCGCGAGGGACTGGCAGGAATCACGGTCAACGACCGCATGGCGATGCGCAACTCGGTTTTTTATCGCGGCACGTCGCTGATCGCGGGCAGCATGGGGATGCTGCCGGTATCGATCATGCGGCGGAAGCCGGACGGCACGACCGAGAAGGCGACGGATCACCCGCTCTACAAGGTCTTCAAGCTCGACCCGATGGGCAACGGCGCCCTGTCGCCGAGCGAGTTCAAGAGCTTCATGCAGCTGGCCGCGCTGTTCGACGGCAACGCCTATGCCCGCGTGATCCGCCTCAACGGCGAAATTCAGGCGTTGAAGCCGTTCGCGCGCAAGACGGTCACCAAGGAGTGGAACGGCGGCAACCTCCGTTTCAAGCACCAGCCCAAGAGCGGAAAAACAGAGTATCTGAGTGCGGCGGACGTGTTCCACTTTCGGGCACCCGTGTCGCTCGACGGCCTCAACGGGCTGGGGCTGCTCGACGTCGCGGCCGACACCATCGGGCTCGCGCACGTCGCTGAGAAGGCGATGGCGAACCTGCTTCGCAAAGGCGTGTTGGCTGGCGGCGCGCTGTCGGTAAAAGAGGAACTGAGCGACGATGCGTTCCGGCGGCTGAAGGAAAGCCTTCGCGAGGACTATGCCGGCGCGGACGCGACCGGCGAGTTCATGCTGCTGGAGGGTGGCATGACGGCGCAGCCCTTCTCCGGCTCGGCGCGTGACAGCCAGCTCGTGGAACTGCGCAAGTTCGAAGCCGAGCAAGGCTCTCGCTTCACGGGCGTGCCCCGGCCGCTGCTGATGTTCGATGAGACGGCCTGGGGTTCGGGCATTGAGCAGCTGGGCCTCTACTTCGTCGTCTATTGCCTGCTGCCCTGGTTCGTCATTTGGGAAGAGGCGATCTGGCGCCTGCTCAGCCGACAGGAGAAGCAGGCCCGCGACGGCACGGTCATGTACGCCAAGTTCAACGAGCGGGCGCTGCTGCGCGGCTCGATGAAGGACCAGGCCGAAGTTCTGTCGCGGATGCTGGGCTCCGGCGGCGGGCGCCAGGTCATGGAAGTTAACGAGGCGCGGGACACGCTCGACATGAACCCGCACCCGGACGGCTCCGGGCTGGCGCCGCGCGCCGGCACCAGCGCCGCCGCCATCGTGGAGGACGAAGATGACGCGTAGCCGACTGCTGACGGTGGTTGCCGCTGCGCGACCGCCCGAGATCGCCAACATCGGGTCTGGGTCCGACTGGAAGTTCGAGACGCGCGCGCTGGCGCCCGACTTCGAGAAGGTCGAGGTCACCGCGCTCGCGTCCGAGCGCCCCACCATCTCCATATTCGGCTATATCGGCGACGACGGCGACGGCGGCGGGATTACCACGGCCCGCATCGCAGGTGCGCTGCGCTCGGTGGCGGGCAAGCCGATCACGGTCGAGATCAACTCGCCCGGTGGCAATTACTTTGAAGGCGTGGCCGCGTATAATCTGCTGCGCCGGCACGACTCCGATGTGCGGGTGGAAATCGTCGGCATTGCGGCTTCGGCTGCGTCGGTGATCGCGATGGCCGGCGACGAGATCGCCATCGCAGCGAACGCTGAGGTGATGATCCACGAGGCCCGCGGCCTATTTTTCGGCACCAAGTCCGAGATGCGGGACGCCTGGGAGACGCTGGCGCACATCGACACCGCCATGTGCGAGACCTATTCGGCGCGCTCGGGGCGACCCATCGCCGAGTTCGAGGCGATGATCGCCGGGCAGGACGTGTTCCTGCGCGGTCAGGAGGCGATCGACGCTGGCCTCGCCGACGTGCTGATGGAGCGCGAGGCGCAGATGCCGGTCTACGCCGGCGCCGATGACTTTCCGAGCGACAAGGCTTCGCTCGACCGCTTTCTCGCGAAGCACGACGTTCCGCGTTCTGCGCGGCGCGACCTGTTCCGTGCGATTGGCACGCCTCGCGCTGCCGACCCCGCCACGCCGCGCGCTGGCGACGAACCGGAGGCCGATTACTCGCGCCTCTTCGCTGCCCTCAAGGTCTGAAGGAACAGACATGAAGACCAATGCTCTGATTGCCGCCAGCATGGCGGCGTCGGCGTCGGGCCTGCTCGCCGTGCGCGCGGAAGCCCAGCCGAGGAAGCCCGACAGCATCGAAGCGCTCGCCACGGCGTTCGAGGCGTTCAAGACCACCCACACCGCCCAGCTGGACGAGATCAAGGCCGGCAAGACGGACGTGGTCACCGCCGAGAAGCTGGGCAAGATCGAGGCCGATCTGGACAAGCTCCAGGCGGCGGTCGAGAGCGTCAACCTCGCGGCGCAACTCGGCGGCGATCGCGGGTCCGACAAGCCTCGCGACCCGGAATATACGGCGCAGTTCAGCGCCTATTTCAAGGGCAGCGACCCGTCGGGCAAGATGACCGAGCTTCGCGCGGCCGCGACCAAGACCGACGGCGAAGGCGGCTACTTGGCGCCGGTCGAATGGGACCGGACGATCAGCAAGAAGCAGAAGATCATCTCGCCGATGCGTCAGAACAGTTCCGTGATCGCGATCAGCGGTGCCGGGTTCAAGAAGGTGTTCTCGGACGGTATCGTCGGCAGCGGCTGGGTCGGTGAGACGGCCGCCCGCCCGCAGACGACTACGCCCGGCCTGACCTCGCTCGGCTTCACCATCGGTGAGCTTTACGCCAATCCGGCGGCATCACAGGGGCTGATCGACGACGCCGAGATCGACGTAGAGGCGTGGCTGGCGGACGAGGTGGCGCTGGAGTTCGATAAGCAGGAAGGCATCGCCTTCCTGTCGGGCGACGGCATCAACAAGCCCGACGGCGTGCTGACCTACGTCACGGGCGCGTCGAACGCGGCGAAGCACCCCTACGGCGCCATCCCGGTGCTGCTGTCGGGCGCGGCGGGGGATGTGAAGGGCGACGCGTTGTTCGACCTCCAGGCCGATCTCCCCACGGAGTTTGTCGGCAACGCCAAGTTCTTCATGAACCGCACCGCGCGCTCGTCCTTCCGCAAGCTGAAGGACCAGGCCGGCGGCTACCTGTGGCAGCCGAGCCTCGCCGAGGGGTCGCCTGCGACGTTGGCGGGAACGCCGGTCATCGACATGCCAGGCATGCCCAACGTGGCGGCCGGGAACATCGCCGCTCTCTACGGCGACATGGCGGAGACCTACCAGGTCGTGGACCGTATCGGCGTCCGCGTTCTGCGCGACCCGTTCTCGGCCAAGCCCTTCGTGCTGTTCTACACCACCAAGCGGGTGGGCGGCGGCGTGAAGAACCCCACGGCCATGCGCGCGCTCAAGATCGGCGCGTGACCTCGTGCGGGCCGGCGTGCCCGCACGACCATCCACCAGCAGTCAAGGAGAAGGCCAGATGGCCGGAACGAAGAGCACGGTCAGCACGACCGCCGTCAAGCCGTCCCCAACGCCCGGCGTGTCCGACACCGCCGGCATGACCGAGGACACCATCGCTGGCGCAACCAAGATGGAGGCGAGCGGCGCCTTCATCGAGCCCGCCATCGTTGACGGCATCGACGTCGACCACCCGGCGGTGGACAACGCGCCCCGCGCGAACCAGCCCGCGGTCGCCAACCAGATCGACTTCAACGATCCCCGCGCGACCAACGAGGATGCGGTCGCGACGAACCTTAAGCCGCAGGCCGAAGCCTGACCTTTGCCGGGGCTGGCACGCGCCAGCCTCGGCACCCCCGCGCGCGAGGTGAACAATGGCGACACCCGTCAGCATCCTAGACGCGCGCCGACAGCTACGGCTGACGGACGACGACGCCAGCATGGATGGCCATATCACGGGATGGATCGCCGACGCGGCCGCCTGGGTGGAGCAATATACCGGGCACATTCTAGAAGCGCGGGACGTGACCGAGCAGTTCAGCGGCTTCGGAGCCGTCAGGCTTCGGGCATGGCCTGTGGCTCCGACTGCGGTGCCCGGTGTCGCCTACGTGACTGCTGATGGTAGCCCCGTAGCGATCATCGGCGCCCGCTTGGACGTCAGTAGCCGCCCCGCTCGCGTGCTGCCGCCCGGCGGCCCCTTCTATCCGTTTCGGCACGCCGAGCAGCTGTTCACCGTCACCGTCCGCGCCGGCTACGGCCCTCATGACCGCGTGCCGGGCAACGTGCGGCGTGCCATGCTGGTGCTGATCGCCGCGTACGATCAGGACCGGGAGGGCGGCGACATGTTCCAAGCCGCGGAGGCGTCAGCGAAATCGCTGTGCCGCGATCTCCGGGCGCGCGGGCTGTGAAGCTGGGACGTCTGGACAGGCGCATCACAATCGAGCGCAACACTCCCGTCGATGACGGCCATCAGACGCGGCTAGGCGACTGGGTGCCCATCGTGACGGCATGGGCGCAGTATCTTCCTGGCCGCGGCAGCGAGCGGCGGACGTTGGCGGCCGAGCGATCGGTCCTGCCCGTGACGTTCCGGGTCCGCTGGTCACCGATGATGGCCGGCGTGCTGCCGACCGACCGCGTCATCTATCCAGCGCCGGACGGGCCGGTGCACGAAATCGTGGCGCCGCTGACCGAGATCGGCCGGCGCGAGGGGCTGGAGATCATCTGCGCTGCGGTGACCGGTGGCTGATTTCGAGACGGCGGTCCGCGCGCGGCTGCTGGCCGACGCGGGCGTTCAGGCGCTGGCCGGAACGCGGGTCGATTGGGGCGAGAACGCCCCGGGTGGTGCCTATCCCGCCGTGCGCCTGACGCTGTCGTCCAGCCCACTAGGTCGCCACATGACCGGCTTCGACGGCTGGCGCCGGCCCCGCATCCAGGCCGACGCGATGGCGCCGGACGGGCCGGCCAAGGTTCGACTGCGCGAGGCGATTGTCGCCGCCCTAGCGCCCTCCGGCACATTTTTCGGCGTCTGCTTCGGACGCGCGCAGGACGTGGTGGTGAGCGGTGCGAACGAGCAGGTCGAGCAGACTTTCGTGCATCGCGACGTGATCCTTCTGACCCTTCCTTACCTGGAGACCTGACATGGCGACCCCGGCGATCCCGGCAGCGACTGCGCTGTCGAAGGCCACCAATGGCGACGAAACCGAGCTGTTCGTCAGCCTGGACGAGAGCAGTTGGACGGCCGTGGCCGAGCTGGACGACTTCCCCGACCTGCCGTCGGGCGAGCAGTCGCTCTACGAGTCCACGCACATGAAGAGCGGGCTCTTCAAGGAGTGGAAGAAGAACAAGCGCCGGGACGGCGTGGAGAGCGAGATCAGCGGCAACTACGTCATCGGCAGCGCGGCGGAGACGACGCTGGTCGCGATGGAGGAGGCAGGCGGCTCACTGGCCTATCAGATCGTGCTCAAGCAGGGCGCCGAAACGTGGCGCGGGACGGGGCGGGCACTTTTCTCCAGTCTGCGGCGGTCGAACCCCATGGAGGAGAAGCGGCGCTTCACCATCACCGCCAAGTGGGTCACGCCGCTGACCTTGGCGAAGGACGCGTGATGGTCGCGCCGATCGACGCCAAGGCGATCATCCAGGCGGGTGACGAACAGATCACGTTGCAGCTGAACTTCCGCACGCTGGCGCTGGCCAAGGCGGGCGGGGTCAACCTGCTCGGCGGCGCGGACCTGGGGGCGATGGATCCGCTCGACTTGGCCGTGCTGGTGCGGGCGTTCGCCACCCCCGCCCACCCGGACATGACCGAGGATCAGGCGCTGGCGCTGCTTATCCGTCACGGCTCGGCGTGCACGGCCGCGATCACCGAGCTGGCGCAGCATTTCGCCGGCTCGGCGGAGGCGGCGGCTGACGCGGACCCTACGAAGCGGGCGGGCAGGGCGAGGACCAAGGCGACCCGCTGACGCTGCTGCGCCACTGGTGCGCGGCCGGCTACTGCCCGGATGCGTTCTGGGCGCAGTCTCCTCGCAGCTTCCACGCCGCCATGCTGGGCGCAGCCGACCGCGCGCGGCGGGACGGGGAACGCGATCTGGCGCTGGCGCACACCACCGCCAGCATGATCCGGGCGAAGAAGCTGGAGGGGTTGGACCGCTACCTGCCACCCAAGCCCGCCCGGACGGCCAAGCCGGGCGCGATGCTGGGCAAGCTCATGGCGATCGCGGCCGCCACTGGCGGCAGGGTGGAAGGAGTGTAGCTGTGCCGAAGTCCGCCATCACCTTCGACGTCAAGGGCCTGAAGGAACTGGACACGCAGCTGCGGCAGTTGGATGGGAAGGTGGCCACGCGCATCGGCCGCAAGGCCGTACGCGACCCCGCCAACCTGCTGCGCACGGTGCTGTCGCTGACGGCGCCCTATCGGACGGGCCGTCGCCTGAAGGGCGGGCAGGACTGGGGGCACCTTCGGGATAATCTGAAGGTCGTGTCGGTGAAGGCGCGCAAGCGCGGCCTGATCCTCTACCGCGTCAGCACCGGCGACGCGTTCTGGGGCAACTTCCTAGAACTGGGGACCGTGGCCATGAGCCCGCGCCCTTGGATGCGCCCCCAGGTCGACGCGCTGACGCCCGAGATCGTGACCATGCAGATCGACACCCTGCGTCTCGGCATCACGCGCGAGGCGAAGAAGGCGGCGCGCGCAGCGCCGATGCAGTGAGGGAGGGCATAGCGTGACCGTCATCGCATCGCTCATCACCTCGCTGGGCCTCGACAGCTCGGCGTTCACTACGGGCCTCAACGACGCGCGGAAGCGGCTCAAGGCGACCCAGAAGCAGTTCGCCTCAATTGGGCAGACGCTGACCGGCGTCGGCGCGGCCATGACGGTGGGTATCACCGCGCCGCTCACGGCCGGCGCGGCAGCGGCCGTGGCCGGGTTCCAGGAACAGCAGCAGGCGATGGCGCAGGTGCAGGCCGCACTGACCAGCATGGGCCCCGTGGCCGGGCGCACCGCGGATCAGCTGTCCAAGGCGGCCGACGCCATGGAGTTGCGTTCGCTGTACGACGCCGAGGTCATCCTGAAGCAGGTGACCGCGCCGCTGCTCACCTTCGGCAAGGTCACGGGCGAGGTGTTCGACCGCGCTCAGCAGGCGGCGATCGACATGGCGGCCCGGCTGGGCGGGGAGCCTCAGGCAGCCGCCATCATGCTCGGCAAGGCTCTCAACGACCCGGTCAAGGGGATCACGGCGCTGACGCGCGCGGGCGTGTCTTTCTCCGCCGAGCAGGTTCAGACGATCAAGCAGCTGGCCGCCACGGGGCAGACCGCCAAGGCGCAGGGCTTGATCCTGGCAGAGGTCGAAAAGCAGTTTCGTGGCGCGGCCGCGGCCGCGGCGGACGCGGCACCCTGGCGCCGAGCCGAGGTCGCAATGGGACAGGCGGCCGACGTGGTCGGCGAGCAGCTGTTGCCGATGATCCCCCCGGTGGCGACGGCGGTCGCCAATCTGGCGCAGGCGTTCGGCTCGCTTCCCTCCGGCATGCAGACGACGATCATCATGGGCGCGGCCGTGGCGGCGGCGCTCGGGCCGGTCGTCGCGGGCATCGGCGCCATCGTCACCGCTGTTGGGGCGGCGTTGCCGGTGCTGGCCGCGTTGCGCGCGGTGATGCTGACACAAGCCGTGCCGGCCATCATCACCTTCGGCGTCACGATGTTGCCCATCCTCGCTCCGCTGGCCGCGATAGCCGGCGCGATTGCCTTGGTGGTGGCTGCGGTGCGGCACTGGGACGAGATCAAGGCGGTTGCCGGCCGGGTTGTCTCCTATGTAAGTTCAATGGTGACGCAAGTCGGGTCGTGGCTCGGCGGCAAGCTGAAGGGCATCCTAGACGGCGTGCTGGCGCCCGTCCGCACGGTCGAGCGGGCGTTCTTCCAGCTGTATGACCGCGTCGTCGGCCACTCCTACGTCCCCGACATGGTGGACGAGATCGGTCAGAACATGCGCCGGCTCGACGTCGAGATGGTCAACCCCGCTCGCGTGGCGACCGATGCCGCAGCGCAGGCGTTCGCCTCGTTGCGGCAGCGCGTCGCCGGGATCTTCCAGCAGCTGTTCCCGGATCAGGCGCGGGTCAACGACCTGCAAGCTCGTCTCTCGGACATCGACCAGGCGATGGCGGCGAAGCTCATCGACCCGCAGACGTGGGCGGCGGCGCGCGACCGACTGATCGCCGAGTTGTACAAGGCCCAGGTCGCTGCCACCGCGGCCACGGCCACCGCCACTTCGTCTCCGGCGACGCTGGTGGGGCCGGTGTCGGCCAACGATCCAGAGCAAATCGCCAAGGATACCGAGGCGGCTTGGAAGCGCGTGCAGTCGGCCAACGACAACGCGCGTAGGAACTGGGCCGAGACGGCGCGCGACATCGCGGGGACGCTGGGAGGACTGGTACGCAACATCCGGTCGGGGGATTGGCTCGATGCGCTGAGCGGCGTGCTCGACTCCGTGGCGCAGATCGGCGGCATTATTGGCGGGGGCGGGCAGTCCGCGACGCGCACGTTCCCGGTCGGCGGGTTCGGCGGCTACCGTGCCCGCGGCGGACCGGTCCTTCCCAACAAGAGCTACATCGTCGGCGAGAACGGTCCAGAAGTGCTGAGCATGGGCCGCCAGGGCGGGCACGTTATCGCCAATGACCAGATCGGAGCGCCGATGGTGGTGCAGTTGGTGGTGGGCGAGGGGCAGATGTTCGAGCCGCGGGTGGCCGCGATCAGCGGCGGTGTGGCGGTCGAGACGACGCGGAGCAGCGGTCGGTCGGCGGCGCGCGCGCAGCGGCAGGCCCTCGGGTGATCGTGCTGCCGCCGTGGGCAGTGCCGAACGGTGCGGGCCCGGCCTTCGTCGACAGCGGCGCTGTGCTGCGGGGGCCGGGCGGCGTAGCGCTACGCGTCGACCGTCTGGGATCGCATTACCGCGTGGGCTATCGCTTCCCGCCTTTCGGTGACCCGGATCAGGCGCGCGTCGTCGTGTCGCGGCTGATCCGGGCGAAGCGAAAAGGGCTCCGCGTCGAATACCCGCTCTCAGCACCGCAGCGCATCACGGACGCAGTGGTGGACGGGGCGGGGCAGGCCGGCACGGCGCTGCGGGTGCGTGGGCTGTACCGGGGCTCGGTGGTCCGGGAGGGCTGGTGGCTCAGCGTTGAGCGGGCAGATGGCCAGCACTTCCTGCACAACGTCGCGGGCCAAGCCATCGCCGACCAGACTGGTCGCGCCACGCTGGCCTTGTCGGAGATGCTGCGCTGGCCGTTCGCTGACGGCGCGCGCGTTCACCTTGTCCGCCCGATGATCCAAGGGCTGGTCGACGGCAGCGAACAGGCCTGGGCTGTGTCCGTCGAAGGCGACGTCGAGATCGAGTTTACGGTGGAGGAGGCGGCGTAGATGGAACGCGTCCTGCTCGCCGGCCTCGTCCGCATCGACCTTCCCGGCCGGCCCCCCGTGCTGCTATGCGACGGCGGCTTCGTGCCCTGGGGGGCGGACACCTACCTTTCGGCTGATCCGACCTTCGGCACCGTCGGCAGCTTCGAGGCACCCGAGGAGGGCGTGGGCGACGTGCTGCCGGCCGGCACGCTGACCATGCTGCCGGCGTCGGCCGCGGCGGCGATCGACCTGTCGAGTCCCGCCTACCAGGGCGCGCGCGTGCGACTGTGGATCGCCGAGCTCGACGAGGCGACCGGCCAGCTGATCGGCCAGCCCGATCCCCAGGCTGACTGGATCGTCGACCGCACCGTCCTCAAGGCCAAGCGGGGCGAGCGGTCGCTCGACATCGACTGCGTCGCGCTGGCGCAGCGGCTGCTCATCAGGGTGGAGGGCAACACCTTGTCGAGCGCCTTCCACTCCAGCATCTTCCCGGGCGAGCGCGGTCACGACAACGCCACTGGTCTGGAGGTCACCTTCGCCTGGGGCGCGAACGCCTCGCCGCGCGGCATGTCCGCGTCCAACACGAGCATGTCAGCGTGACGCTCGCGGACCGGGTTGCAGCGACCGAGCATGTCGTCGCCCGCTTCCGGGGGCGGCCATTCGACTGGGCGGCGCGGCGCACCTGCATCCACCTCGCCCGTTCGCAGGCGCGCGCGCTGGGACACCGCCCCCCGGCGGTGCCGGACTTCCGGTCGCCCGTCGGCGCGCGCACGGCACTGAAGCGCGCTGGCCACGAGACGCTGGACCAACTGCTCGACAGCCTTTTCCCCCGCGTCGCACCTGCGGCGATGTGGGTGGGTGACCTGGCCCTGATGGCGGGCGGCGACGGCCTGGGCGGCCTCGTGATCGCGGCCGGCGGCAAGGTGCTCGGCTATCACGAGGATCACCTCGCGGACGGGCTGGTGGTGATCGTGCCGCAGGGCCCGGTGCCGTTCGTCGGGGCGTGGCGGCTGTGAGCGGCGTGCTGCGCGTGGTGGGCAAGGTGGCCGGCGTCGTCGCGACCGTCGCCATGCTGACGGGCAACCCCGTCGTCGCCGGCATCGCGTCGGCCGTGGCGGTCGCCGCCAACGTCGGCGCCGAGGTGACGGCGAAGAAGCCCCCCGCGCGCGGCAGCGTCAACGCCACCACGATCGGCTCGGACCAGCCGATGCCGTTCCTGGTGGGCGAGACATACTATGGCGGATCCCGGCGCTGGGCGACCGGTTACGGCCCGACCCGCGACAAGGTGCCCAATCCGTACGCGCTGATCGTCGACGTCTATTCCGGCGCTGGTCCCGTCGAGGGGCTAGTCGACTGCCTGGCGGACTTCACGTCGCTCGGCGTGCCGGAAGCCGGCGGCGGGGCGACCGGCTACGCCGGGGGCTTCCTCTGGGCGGACGTGCATCTGGGGCAGATGCCTGAGCCGCGCGCTCTGGCACCCCATTGGGCTGGCGCGCCGGGCTGGGGGGCGGACTATCGCCTGTCCGGCCACGCGGCCATCGCTTGGTCGCTGCTGTTCGACCGCAAGGGCAAGGTGTTCGCGAGCGGCGTGCCACAGCTGGGCGCGGTGTGGCGCGGGCAGCGGTGCTGGGACCCGCGGGCCGACGCCACCTGGCCGGGCGGTGCCGGCGGCCAGCGCTGGGCGGCGCCGGCCGACACGGCCGCGCACGACGCGGCGCGTGGCACCTGGGGCTACACCGCCTCGCCCGCGCTGGTGGCGCTGAAATACGCGCTCGGTGCCTGGCACCGCGATCCGCGCGTGGCGGGATCGACCTACGCCAAGGTGGCGGGCATCGGTCAGCCGCTGTCCGGGATCATCGTCGAGGACTTCGTCCACCTCGCCAACGTCTGCGACGCCAACGGCTGGACCTGCGGCGGCGTGGTGATGGAGCCCGCGATCGGCAGCCCGTCGACGCGCTGGCAGAACCTCAAGGACATCCTGGCGGCCGGCGGTGCCGAGCCCTGCTGGCGAGCCGGGCGGCTGGGGCTGAAGCTGTCCGCACCGCGTATCGCGCTCGATACGATCCGCGAGGCGGACCTGGCCGACGACGAGGTGACGGTCGCGAGCGGACTGGGCTGGGAAGGCCGGCTCAACACGCTGGTGCCGAAGTATCGGTCGCGCGACCACCGCTGGGAATACGTGGCGTCCACCACGCCCGTCAGCATCGCCGCGCAGGTCGAGCAGGACGGCGAGGTCAAGCGCGAGGAGCGGCAGTATAATCTGGTCCAGGACGGGGATCAGGCGGCGCAGCTATGCGCGTACGAGCTGCTGGACCGGCGCGAGCTCGGCGAGATCGAACTGACGGTGAAGCCGCGGCTGCGGCGCTACGGGCCGGGCGACCTGCTGACGGTCGACCTGCCTGAGCACGGACTGGCCTCGACGCCGTGCGTGATCCTGAAGCGCCAGCCGCTGCCCGACCGCATGGCGTGGAAGCTGACGCTGGTCAGCGAGACGCTGGGCAAGCACGCCTTCGCTCTCGGGCGGACCAGCGTGCCGCCTCCGGCGCCTGCCCTCAGGTCGACGGAGGCGATGGACGGCGTCGCGGCGCCGATAGCCGCCGATCGCGGCGCGCATCAGATCGCGACCGCCAAGGTTGGCGGAGCGTTCGAGTCCACTGTTGTGACGATCAAGCTGCCCGCGCAGACCGACGTGGTGCTGGACGACGGCGCGTCTATCGCGCTGCCTGAGGCGACGCTGGAGGGGCTGACGGCGGGCACGACCTACGTCGTCACCTGGTCGCTGAGCGCGGGGAGCTACGCGGCGGACGCGGCCCCCGCGCCCGAGCGCTACCAGGACGCTGACCGCGTGATCGTGCGGCTGGTGACGACGCAACAGGCGGACGGCACCTATCCACCCCAGCCGACGCCCGGCGGGGGCGACGGGGGCGGCGGGTACGGCGGGGGCGGCATTCGCGGGGAGGTATCGTCGCAATGACCGAGCCCATGCCCGAGACGCGCCGCGTCTACGCCACGCTGCGCCGCGTGCCCGGCGGGCGGGCGCGACTGGCCTTTTCGGTGATCCCGCCGGCCGAAGGGATGGGGGACATCCTCGTCGGACTGCTGGTGCGCGGGGTCATCCCCGACGGGGTTGCTGTCGAGGTCGACCTCGCCAGCAACGTCGCCGAGGACCCGGAAGTGCAGAAGCTGCGGGGCGCAGCGCTGCTGGCGTCCGTCACGCTGGTGCAGACGGCGGCCGCGGCGCTGCTGGCCGGCGTGCGCATGCTGACCGCGCCGGTGCCGGCCGCTGCGGGCATGGTGAAGGGCGAGCCGCTGATCGCCCTGCCGACCGCGCGCGTGCCGGGCGTGGTGCTGCACGACGCCGTCGCCCTGTCCGCGACCGAGGTCAGCATCGGCCTGACCGCCCCTGCGCTCGCGATCGGCGGGCGCCTGTCTGTCCCCGTCAAGCTCGTCCGCCTCACCCTCTAGTCACCGGAGCCACCATGCCATCTACAGCCGCGCTGGACCTGCGGGTCTGGCGGAACGACGACGTGTACGAGCTGCCGATCCGGGTGACGGGTATGGACCTGGCATCGGTCGCCCTCGCCGCGCAGATCCGGGCCTGCCGTGACGCGCCCGGCCCCCCGCTGGTCGACCTGCTCAAGGTCGCCAACGGCAACGCCGAGGGGCTGCGCGTGGCGGGCGTGTCGACGGTCGGCGGCGTGCCGGTCACCGACCTGCGGCTGCGGCTCAACAAGTCCACCCGCCAGGCGTTGCCCTACGCGGGCGAGATGGGCGACGACACGGCGCTGGTGTGGGCGCTGCTGATCGGGGGCAGGACGCGCATCGAAGGCCGCGTGATCGTGCTGGCGCACGCCTACGGGTCCGACGCGGCGCCGGTGGCCCGCCCGGACGGTCGCGGGGGCGGGGCGAGAGCCTATCCGTCCAGCGGCGCCTCGCTGACGATCGAAGCCGAGGAGGTGGTGTCCCTGATGGTGGACGGCGCCGATATGCTAGGCGACATCGCGGCCAGCGCGCAGGCGGCGGCGGCCGCGGCGCTGGTCAACGCCAACCGCGCGGCCGCATCGGCCGGCTTGACCATCGGCGCACGCTACGCCGTGGACGGGCAGGGTCCGGCCATCGACAGCGGCATCCTGGACCAGTCCAGCCTCGCGCGGCTGGAGCGCGCCGCGCTGGCCAACATTGAGGCCAACCGCACCAAATGGTCTGGCTCTACCGACGACTATTTCCGCGCGGCACCAGGCTACCCCGGCTGCTACATGAGCGACTACGGCCTGACGGTGGCGGGGATGCCCAAGGCGTTCACCGCTGCCCAGCTTATTGGCATCCAGGACCGATTCTACGCGCGCGCCAGCGATGGGTCGGGCGCGAACGGCAACACGTCCATCACCGGCGAGTTGCCGATGGCGCTCAACCCCGACGGCACGGTGCTGACTTACTACTCGGCCTGGGACAAGGCGCACCGCCACGCCACCGGCGACGGTGCGTTCCTGGCGCCGCTGGTTGAAGAGCAGATCTGGCTCAAGACGGGGAGCGCCGCGCGCATCACCGCGGGCGGGGTAGGCGCCAAGCTCAAGGCGGCGCTGGACGCGATCCCCGTCGATCCCGCGACGGGCATGGTCCGCGTGGTGGCTGGCGACGAGTGGGTGCCCTGGGGCTTCCAGGAAATGAGTAAGTTCACGGGCACGGTACTGCTGGGCTCGGTCTTCTACTGGCGCGCGCTGGCCGCTCTGGCGAACCTGTTTCGCCAGGCAGGCGACACCACGACCGGCGACGCCTTGGCTGGGCGTGCGGACAAGATCACCGCCTACCTGAAGGCGGCCGACTGCCCGCTGCGCGACCTGGCTACGGGCATGTACTGCTCGTCCACCGGTCAGTCGCGCGCCATCGACGTGATGGGATCGAGCTTCGCGAGCCGCTGGAACCTGATCCCGCCCGTCTCCCAGGCCGCGGTCAGCGACTACCTCTACGCCAACTACGCGACGCTGACCTATCTCGGCTTCTGGAAGCAGACACCCGGCAGCTGGCCCGTCACGGGCGTCACGCCGACCAGCGGCGGTGCGCCCTACCAAAGCTGGTCGCAGACCTACCCCGAGAGCACGTTTCCCTACGCGGGCGGTACCTACCAGCACGCCTATTGGAGCGTCGGCAACGAGTGGGTGCTGGAGGCGCTGGCCTTCGGCCACGGGTGGCAGGCTGCGCTCGCGGTCGGCCAGTTCGTCACGCAAGGTGACGTGACGCAGGAATATTACGCACCCGGCCACGGGCCCAACGATCCAGCGCAGGGCTTTAACCAGAACCTGTGTTCGCCGACAGGTACCGTGGCGTTCGCGTCGCGCCACCCAGAACTGCTCCAGATCAGGCTGCGGACGCAAGGCATCCTGGGCGGCATGGCGCGCAACGATCTGGTCGACCAGCTGGGCGGCTTCGTCAACGCCATGGTGGCACCGTTGGGCGGCGACGCGGTGAGCTACGTCAGCCGTGGGGGGATCGCTCGGACGGCGGGTGTCCACGTCATAACCGATGACGACTTTACGGCCGGGATCAGTCTGCGGCTCAAGGCCGGCTCGGCCACGGCCGAGCTGATCGACCGGACAGTGCCCGAGACGCCAGTCCTCGCCTGGGAGCAGGGCGCCAATCACGCGCGCATGGGGCGGCAAGCGCTGGAACTGGGCGAATACGCCTCATTCTACATCGCGCCCGGCGTCGGCGTGTTCCTGGCGGTGAATGCCAGCTTCCGGAACGGGGTGGAGCGGCCGTTCAATCCGACGCTTCCATCGTACCGCCTGAACATCGCGACCGGACAGCGGCAGACGGCACCCCCGACGAACGATGCCACCGCCGCGCCTGCGTGGGTGGCGGCGTGACCCCCGCCGCCCACATCGCCAGCGTGGTCGCCATCTGGACCATGATGCTCACCGGACTTCGCTTCGCCCACGCGGCGGGCGGGTGGCTGCGTCCCCTCACCGTAGCCGGCTACAAGCTGGCACGCTGTCGCTCGCGTGAGCACGGGGAATGTCGCGCGCGCTTCGTGGCGGCGATCGATGCCCTGCATCTCGCCCTAAACCAGGCGATCATCACCCCCTGGTCGGCGACGCTGCTGTTCTCGGGGTGCGTGTTGATCGGGCTGGGCTACGCGTTCGGGTCGGCGGGGGACGTAGCGGTCCTGGTAGCGCGCTCGCCCGAGCGCTGGCGGGATCTCGACGTGACGGGCGACTGCATCGCTGCGGTGCTGGCGGTGACGGGAATGAGCTTCGTCCACGCCGCGACCGCACATCGACGCACGGCCAGCTTCATGGTGTCCGGCGTGCTGGCCTTCACTGGCTTGGGCGTGGGGGTGCTGACGCTGTGAAGGACTGGCAGGGATACGCCCTCGCGATCTTCGGTGTGGCGGCGGGCCAGGTGCTGCGGCTTGGTCGAAAGATCGAGGCGGGGGAGCGCGTAGGGCTGCGCGACCTATACGTCCTCGTGTCGATGCTCCCGGCCTTTGGGGCGCTCATTGGCGCCGCGGGCACACACTACGGCCTGCCCATCTGGGCGAGCCTGACGCTGAGCATCAGCGCGGGCTGGGTAGGCTTCGGCGCCATGCGCGTCGTGCTGGCGGCGGCGCGCAGCTTCGTGGCCCAGCTGATGCCGCCATCAGGCATCAAGCCCGACTGATCCCGGCCGCGCAAGCCCGCGCCGCCGTTTCCGGAGAATACCGACATGACCACGCTGGCAGACGTCCAGCGCCGGCTCGGCGTGCCCGCCGACGGCGTCTGGGGCCCCCGTACCGCGGCCGCGATCCTAGCTGCGATCACGCCCGTCGAGGAGGGGGACGAGATCACGCGGCTGGCGACGAAGCATCTCGGCAACGAGGAAGGCCGCAGGCGCGCCGCCTATCGCGATCACTTGACCTACCTGACGATCGGCGTGGGCCGCCTGATCGACGAACGCCGCGGGGGCGGGCTCAGCGAGGCCGAGATCGACATGCTGCTGGCGAACGACATCGCCGCAGTCCGCGCGGCGCTGGCCATCGACCCCGACACTGCGGCGGCCTGGGCGCGTGTGAAGGCCGATCCCGCCCGCGCCGTCGCGCTGATCTCAATGGGCTTCCAGATGGGCGTCGGCGCCCCCGGCCGCGACGACGCGGGCCTATCGGGCTTCGACACCACGCTGGGGCTGATCGCGCAGGGCATGTTCGCCGCGGCGGCCGACGCCATGATCGGCAGCAAGTGGGCCAAGCAGACGCCGTCGCGCGCGATGCGCGTGGCCGCCATGATCCGCACGGGGAAGATCGCGTGAGGGCCGCCCTCGCCTCGCTCGCCATCGCGGCCAGCCTGTCCGCCTGCGGCCCGGCCGCCCCGATCGTCATGCCCGGCATCATGGCCCCGCCCGTCGCGGTGGCGCCGCCCCCGGTTCCTGTGCTGCCTGCGGTCAGCGCGTCGCTGGCACGTGCGCAGGCCGCCTACGACCGATTGCGACCGGCGGCGATGCGAGCGCTGCCGTTCCTGCCCGAGCCCTACGCCTCGCGCGCGCGAATCGCGCTGGATGCGACCGGTGCCGCACTGGCGGCGGCCCGGCAGGCGACGACGCTGGCCGAGCAGCTAGCCGAAGTTCGGCGGGCGGATGGCTTAGCGGCCCGACTCGGCGCGCTCATCGGCACCTGACGCCCCTTCCTACCCAAAAGCACGAACAGATCCCCGGAGGAGATACACATGGCCCGTCGTCCCACCTCGCGTGCGCGCTCTGCCGCCAAGGCACGCGTCCGGAATTATTTCGTCGCGACGGGCGGGATCACCCTGCCTACGCCGCCAATCTTCACCACCCTCCCCACCATCACCACGGACGGCACTCCCCAGGTAGGCGAGCAGCTGGTAGGATCGCCCGGCGTGGTGACGGGCGGGACGATCGTATCGCGGCGGTGGCTGCTGGGGTCGACCGTGCTGGCGACGGTGGATGCCTACACGGCGACCGGGGCGGGACGGTACGAATATCTCGTCCGCGCCGAGGGGCCGGGCGGGGTGACCGAGCGCAGCGCGTTCGTCGACGTGGCGGCCGTGGTGACGCCCCCGCCGGCGCCATACCAGCTCGGGCCGCTTCTCACCAACCTGACCCAGGTCTATGACTCGGAAGGGGCTCAATACTTCCTCGACTACGCCAAGACAGCGCGCGTGGTGGACGGCGGCTTCAACGGGTTTAGCTGGAAATTCGCGAACGGTGCCGGCGATGCCGTCGCGGCAAATGCCACTCACTATACCCCCGAGGGGTGGCCGGCGATCCTGCCGCCCGGTGCTGAGCAGGCAAGCGCCATCATTCAGTGCTTCTGGAACGCCGAAAATATTCCGAACCGCAAGCTGGTGATCCTTTCCGAAGGCGGTCAGACGTTCGACTTCGGGCAGGGCGTGCGGCTCGTCAGCACCACGCCCGGCCGCACGGTCATTGAGATCACGCCGGACCTGCGCCCCGACGAATATACGGATGTCGGTTTCTTCACCCTCATTATGAGGAACATCAGCGCCAGCAAGCCGGTCATCAAGATCGTCCGCGAGGACCAGGAAGCCTTGCTGGCGGCCGGGGAAATCTTCGCGCCCGACTTCCTGAACATCCTTGAGCAGTTCGGCGGTGTCCGTTTCATGGACTGGCAGCGCACGAACAACTCCGGCTTGAGCGCCTGGGCTGATCGACCCCTGCCTTCGGACGCATCCTGGGCTGGCACTAAGGGCGTGCCGCTTGAGGTGATGATCGCCCTGGCGAACAAGGCCAAGCAGCACCCCTGGTTCTGTATCCCACACCTTGCCACGGACGACTTTGTGACACGGATGGTCGGTAAGATCATCACTGACCTGGACCCCAAACTGATCGCCCAATACGAGTACGCTAACGAGATTTGGAACGACCAATTCCAGCAGACTCTTTGGCTTCGCCAAGAGGGCGACAAGTACTTTTCGGGCCTCGGCACCGACTATCACGAGCATGAGATGGCGGGATACAAGTCCGCTCTCCACGCAAAGCTCATTAAGCAGGTGTATGCCAGCGCGGGGCTGGCCCGCAGTCGCTTCCGGAATATCATGGGCCTGTGGACCACCGCGCTCGGCCGCATGGCGCAGCGCATCACCGGCGCGACATGGGCGGGCGGTAACGGCTTGCCCGCGACGGGCATCGCCAAGCTGTCCGATGTCTTCGATGACGGTGCGGGGACTGGGTACTTTGCAGGAGGCATGACGCAGTACCGGAACAATCAGAACGACCTAGCCAAGATGGCTCAGTGGGCCAACAGCAACGACTACAATTCCCTGCTGACGCAGCTTTATCAAGGCGGCCTCTTGGAGGACTCGCAAGACAACGATTTCGTCGCCACGGTCAGCCTCACCGCTCAGATGGTGGACTGGTGCAACGAACACGGCCTTACCCCCATCTTCTACGAGGAGGGCGTCCATGTCGTGCCCCCCGTGTTGCTCAGCGGCCCAGACAAAAAACAATTCATCAAGGCAATGGCAGCGGCCTTGGAGACGCCACGAGGCGGGGCGATCTATAAGGAGGCTAAGGAGACTTACGCCAAGGTCGGCGTCGTGCGTCAGTGCAACTTCGTGCTGGCGCAGCAGCCCACCGAACATGGCTTCTGGGGCTCGACGCGCTTCTTGGATTCGTCGCCGCCCGCGCCGCGCCTGCAAGCGTTGCTGGACTATCAAGCTAACCCAGTGCCGAAATTTACGCTTCCTGTGCTGAGTATGGCGAACGGCTACCGTTACATGCGCTTAGAGGTCTACGAGACGCCGTTCAGCGGCCCGATCGCCGTCAAGGGCCAGCCATGCAAGGCTACTGAGTTTGAGTTCCTGGCTGGCGGGCAACGGCTAGAGGTGGGCCCCGTGCGTCTTGCCCGCATCTTGGGGCAGGAATATTTTGCCGGGAGGGCAGTCGATGGCGACAAGATCAATAGCTTTGAGACGGTGGCAGGGAATGGCGCCGGGCAAGGCGAGAAAATGGTGTGGTATCTCGACCTGTTCTCCGGCCGCATTCGCCCAGAACAACTGCGCATCTACACGCTGACTGACGATGCGAGGTATTTCGCTCCGCTCCAGTTCGCCCTATTTTTCACCAATGATCCGGCCGAATTCAAAACGCTAGGTGCCGGAAGGCGGGTCGTGAATAAAACTACGCTTGCGCAGGCAAAGGCGGCGCCCGGTAGCGCATCCGAGCCGTTCTGCGGCATCCCGGCTGACGGTAGCGGCCTCATCTATTCCCTCGAGTATTAGCCGCGATCCTGAAGCGCAGGACCTAGCCTACGAATATGTAATCCGTCCGTCTTTCGCTTCGCGACGGCCACCATGGGCTGCTCGAAGCGGAAGGTGGACAGGTGCGCCAGGCCGAAGGTCAGCCCGATCAGCACGGGGCGCTTGGCATAGCG